GGCAGGTTCACATTGGGATATTGGTTGGTTTGACTCTTGGATAAGCGATAATCCACTATCCTACAATGGATATATTTCTGCTATGAGAAATAAATATAGTTCATATTGTGATAAAATAGGGGCTTGGTGTATTCCAAATGACATATTTAATATTTCTCTTATTTCTTCTTAGTTTTATTTTTGGTTATCTAGTTATGTCATTAGCATTAAAAGATAATCAAACAACGGGGGTTATATTACTTAAAAGCGAAAACCCTGATTTTTACCTATTTAAAAAAAATGTAACGGAAAAAAGACCAAAAAAAAAGTGAGGAGGCCGAAGCCCCCTCAAATTGTTTTTTCTGACCAAATTCCATTACAAGCCCTACACTCCCACAATTTTACTTGTTCGGGAGAACCTACATAGAAACCTAACAGTCTCTTAGCAACTGTAAGTTCCTTACAATAAGGACACACTTGTTTTAATTTCATTAATTGCCGCCTTTATCTTCATTCATCAGACGCTTCATATATTCTTCAACGCTTTCATCGGTGATATTAGTTCCACCAAAAGCGGCAAAGAAAAGAAGCATCAAGATGGTAATGAAAATAAACAAGCCGAACCATTCCCAACCAGTCATTACCACTTCACCTCCAATTCTTTAAATTCTCCTTCTTCTATAGAAAAAGCCTTAACAAATCCATTATCTTGACCATATTTCCAAAGGTCATATACTAACTGTGTGTCTTTCATACAGTATTCTACCACTTCATCATATTGACCCATTTTCCACAACTTAGGAGCATCAGCACTATCCATTAATTTGTAGTCGTTCATTGTGCATTTAACTAAGTTCTTTAGTTGAAATCTCTCTTTAAATTCTTTTAGAAGAATCTTAGAAGTATCAATATATTGTTTTTCATTTACATATTTATTAATACAATAGATATCCATTGAGTCTCTTAGTATCGGTAGGTCAAATGCGGCAATATTATGTCCTAATAATAATCCTCCTTTTTCAAAATGCTCATCTAAATCATATTTTAATTCGCTAAGAGATTTAATTACATGACCCGATTTAGCAAAGGAATCAACGGATTCATCCACATAAACCGTTCCTGTATTGCCATCCCATGTAGCGACAGTAGATACTTGAAACATATGTGTATTAGAGAACCCGCCAATATCATAAGACATATTCTTGGTTTCTAAGTCAATTGCCAAGACTGACATTAACATCATTCCTTAGATGGACTAGACCAAAGTTTTGCTACCTTAGCCTCTTCTTTATCCACTTTTGGCTCCTCAACATCTGTTCTCCTCTTTAGAAAACAAACGATTTGAGAACCTGCAACGATTAGTTGAGAACAACATTCCCAACCATCATTACCATAGGTGTTTAAGGTATCAATTATTACTTTCGGCCCCTTTGCTACTTCAAATACTAGGTATGTATTTTCCCACTTCATTCTTCATCACTCCTGTTATATTTTACATATACGCTTCTTCCAATTCGCATCTCATCAAATTTATGTCTAATTACTTCGTAGTGGCGGTATATTTGTGCTTGAGATTTCTTGGCTTTGTTTCTTACTTCTTTCAAGAATAAACTTTTATTGACATATCCTTCATCGTCTTTGTTCATTTTATCATAAACATTAGTAAAGACCATTTCCAACGAATTTTCCGTTATGCTTTGCCTTCTCACTCTTAGGCTTCGTTCTAACCAGTCTACCAATGTCATATAACATTGTCGGACGATAGTAGCGGCCTGTCTAACATTATGACCTCCCACCTTGAAACGGTCTTCCTTGTTCTTGATTGAAGGAGCCGAAGCAATACTACATAAGACAGACATTTTAATTAAAATCTTCGTCAAACGAGTTGTAAAGTTAGAAGCAATAGCCGCTACATCGGGTCTTGTATTCTGTAGATACGCTCTCATGTTTTCGTATTCTAATTGTAGAACATCGTTAAAATCCGGAGTAAAGGTCATAGTTTTGATGGGGTCGCCTCCTACTTCATCGAACCTTTCTTTCGTGATTTGATACAATTTGATGAATGCCTTTACATATTTGTCAATGGGTGAGGTTACTTCCTCTACTGTTCCTGCTTTTGAATTCTGTTCTGTTCTCATTTTGTGTTGTATGAACTCCGGAACTTCCCAAACATATAGAAGCATTCTTTGTAAGACACCCTTTTCTGCCATGATAGAGTTAAGATTACTTGGCGGGTAAGTCATAGCCAAAACAGAACGCTCACAATAACATTCCATGACTTGATTATCATAGGAAGTTAAAGCCTTGGAAATTACCCAAGATTCACCGGATAAACTATTCATTAAGGTATTTAGATACACAATGGAATTTTCTTTATGTTGGCTTTGTTTGAAAATACCGGAGTATTCAAACTCATCCCAATGGGCTAAACCGCTTCCTTCTAGAAGCCCCGGTTTTCTTTCCCAAGTGGTTTCTCCATCATCATCTGTATCTTTTGAATAGTTGCCAATCAATACTGAATCGGTATAATCTGTTACACCAAAAGTATTGAAAATTCTTGTCATTGGTATTCCATCTTTATTGATAAAGGCAGGATGGGAGTTCAGTTCATTGATTTTCTTAAATGTTTTATTTGCTACTGGCCCAACAAAATTCCATAATGTTGATTTTCCTGTTCCTGAAGTTTGAACCCAACAAAAATGAATCCTAGAATCTTCATGATTTCTACCATTTGGTATAATAATGAAGTCCTTTACTATTTGACCTAGTATAGTAAAGAAACTAATTCCTGCGGGTATATCATTGTAATGAGATACTTCTACTGCTGATTTTTGAAAGTCTCTAACGACTCTCGGTAGTGCTTCTTTGAAAACCCCTGCGTTTGTTTCTAGGGATTCCATATATTTTTCTTCGTCATAATTTTCATTCATATTTTCACCTTCTCTTCCGAGTTTAATGTGGAGATTATTCTTTTGGCTAAGGTTTCTCCAATTCCTTCGATGGCTTGTAATTCATATTCTGAACACTCACCTATTTCCATAATAGAGCCATATTGTTTGATTAATTCTTTTGCTTTTTTAATTGATACTCCTTTAATACTGCTTAATAGGTCTAATCTTAAATCGTCTGTTGTTAGTCTTTTGAATACTTGGGGTGCTATTGTGTTTCTTTCTACTGGTTTCATTTTACTTACTGCTGTTATTATTAATGCTGCTTCTTCTTCTGTTTGAACCCAAAAGGGCTTTATGTCTGTATCTAATACTATTCTCCCTATTGCTCCAAGAAATTTATTATTTAACATAATACTTCTAGTTCCTATTGGCATTTTACTGGGAGAGTTTGAAATTACATTATGGATTGCTTCTTCTAGTTCACCATAAATGATTACTATATTTGTTTGATAATGTCTATCCATGTTATCGAGTTGAGTCCACAATCTTTTAGTCATAACAGAACCTAAAAAATCTGTTGATGACTTTGCCTCAAAACAAACATCATCGTAGACATAATCACCTATCTCAATCCATCTTTTTTCGCATGGTATTCTAAGTGCCTTAGCCTTCTGCATAACTAACTTATACAGTTTGGATTTTTCTCTTGAATCAATTACTAACACTAGGAAACCTCCAACATTTACCAACACAAAATCCTTCGCTAATTAACTTGTCACAATGGGGAGCATTATAGTTATTGAATACTGTAAACTTCGCATGTTTTCTTGTAGTATTCTTGTCCCAATCTAACCACATTGAGTCTGAATCAGCAAACACTCTTTCTAATTCCTCGACAACTAAGTTTAGAGTCTTTTCCTTGTCATCCAATGTCTGTAAATCTTGATAGCCCGATATCAAATCTCGATACCAAGACACTAGATAGGCTCTTGCTATGTGAGAGGGATTCTCGACCATGACCGCATTATACAGACATGGTAGCATAGGCAATTCACCAACATTAGAAGGCACAGAAACCTCACCTTTCATGGCCTCAATAGGGGGTGCTTTTGGAAAAATTACCTTCGTATTTCCGCACTTTTTGAAGGGTATCATTCTTTGTCGTTGCGCTAAAAGTAGTATATCGTTAAGTTCATTCTTTAGGTCTTCTTTAACCAACGGTATGCAAAAATAAGGATTTCCGTCTTTATCAGACGATGCCATATTAACAGTATTGGGAACTCTACGCAATCTAGTATGCTGTCCTACTCTATCATCAAGAGAATTATCTTTACCAACTTTAGAAACCAAATATTCCTTTATCTCTTTAAAGAAGGTTTGAATGTTTCTCATATCTTTGGTTTCTTCTCCAAAGATAAAAACATGGAATCCTCTTCCTGAAAAGAAGAAAGTATGTTCATAGTCTCTTTGATGAATTAAACTCATTACTATTTTTAAATCACGCCAAGCCATATCTAAATTATCTTCATGTGCATCAAAGTCTAAAAAGATTCTATCTCTTATTACAGAAGAATCTATTTTTGCTTTTTCAGAAAACTCTCTAAAATCATAGACTGTTGTATATACATTAGTTCTATTATTTTGTGCGTGAACAAAATCAGCGTATGCTTGTCTAGTTAGAACTATCTTTCTCGCCATCTGAGGAGCGTTCTTGATTTGACTTCCTGCCCAAACTTCTCTCGGATATCTCATTGTTATTACCTCCAAAATTAACTGTGGCTGTGCTTAACATTTGTTTGATTACTCCTGCTACATCAGCCTGTATTTGTATTAAACCCATATCTCTAAATTCATCTTCAAAAGTGTGTCCTAACATATTTTCATTTATTCTTAACTCTCTTACCAAGTTAAATCTTTCAGTAAGTGAAAGTTCGATGTATATTTCTTTGGCTAATAAACCAATAGAATTTGCTAAATCACTAACTTCTAAAAAAGACCAGTTCTTGGATAATACCTTTTGTTTAATTATATCCTTCATACATTTTCCTCCTGAAATCTTTTATATTTATAAATACCAATTCTTGTAGGAATAACCACTTCATTGTTGCATTTGTCACAGCATCTTCCCTTTTTTACGGGTTCAGCATTATGGCCACTATCCCAATACATTTTTCCGTTATGGTATTTCTTTTCTATTTCCTTTTTACATATACTGCATTCCATAATATCACACCCATGTATCTGCCCCTGCCGCATCACAAAGACCAAAATAACTACAATGAGAACAAGTTTTGTAAAACCACTTAGTAGGAAATTCCTTTTCTATGTATGCTGAAATAAGCCTAGCAATATTATCTCTTACTGATGTCATTGAGCGAGTCTTGATAGGCTCAACTTGAACATGGTTAGAAACGGGATAATACCAACCCCAATGACTCACTTCCATATCTCTTGTTAAGTTGAACTTTTCAAGAACTTCATCACTAGCGTTTTCAATCAGCAGTTGATAGAAAGCCATTTCTTTTCTCATACTAGTCGCTTTGTAATCTTTCCATGCTCCGGTTTTATATTCAAAAGGAATAAGTTTACCATCCTCAATAAAAATACGGTCAATGATACCTTGAATATGAATAATATAGTCTCTATCTAGTGGAAACTTTTTAGAGTAATCAGCAGGTATTGTTATTTCTGCATCAAACAATCCTTCGTTTACAATAGGAAGATATTCGTTGGTTTTTTCTTCAGACCTAGACTCGATAAATCTTTGCGCCTCAAAAGCCGCTACTGTTAAAGAAACATCATAATAATCATCTACTGGCATTAGACTTGTAGCATATTCTAGAACTTCGGTATTATTCATCAATTCTGCTTTCTTAACATCAAACTCATGAAAAAATGCTTCCCTATGATTATGTAAGATTGTTCCTTTTCTCATGGCTTCTGTTTGGTCTTGTGGCCTTCTTTCAACATAATTGAATTCATACTTCTTAGGACACCAATCAAAAGCACCTAGCGAGGATTTGGTAATTTTTAGTATTGGCTTAGAAGGGTCATCATAGTTTTCCGGTTGCCATTGATAACTGTAGTCTTTCATCGAGTTGATTCTCGCTTTGTATTTTTCATCGGTATTCATTGGTAATACCCCTTTCTTTTCATTTCATCAACAAATGATGTAAACTCGCCATCTAACATATCTACATACCAAAGAAGAAAATCCTCAAAGGACATATCTTCTTTAACAGTTAATTGAAACTTACCAAATTCATAAGTCCACTTTTCTCTTATCTTATCTAATCCTTGTTTATTTTTTTCTTTCAAAACCATTCCTCCAAACTTTTCTGTATTCTTCCTGTTCTTATTGCTGATAAGTCCCAACCCATAGACTCATAAACGGGTTTTGCCTTATCTATAACTTGTTGTGCATAGTGTTCCCAATCCGGTGTAAAGCCCTTAAAATCAGCAAAAATAGTTCCCGATATAAATTCAGCAGGTTTTATCTCCTTGGTTAAAGGATTTACATAAGTCATGTTTGAATTCTTAACTTTTAAGAATACATAACTATCATCGAAATTAGTGCTGTTATTTTGCCAAGCGTTGATTACACCCGCTACACCCGAACCAATAGTAGCCTTTTTTCCTTCCACAGTAGTAAAGGAAGAGACGGGTTCACCACACTTATGAATTCCATCCTTACCCTCATTCTGACCGCAAACTGTAATTTTTGTTAATTCTTTTAGATTATATTTTCTACTACAATCCGGGCATTTTACGGTAAATCTTTCCGGTCTTAGGCGGGTTCTCTTAACTAATTTCTTGAAATCGTAGTTACCATTTTTTACACTTACATATGTTCTGTGTAAATAAGCATTTATTTTCTCCATTGGTTCTTTGTTAGCCCACATCTTCAAGACTTTGGTTTGGACTTCTTTAGCCATTTTAGTTTCGCTAACTCTCTTGGCAATAAATCCAGTCATGGTAAATTTAGGCTCATCTAGCCATTCTCCATCTTCCCAAGTAATCATACCCGCATTTCTATTTTTGACTGTTCCCACACCTAGAGCATCAAAATACTTCTCAAACTCTAAGACTACGGGGTGTTCTTGCAGACCCAAGATATTAGGGAAGTGTTCTCTAACACTTGCTTCTATCTCTTTGATAGCCTCTTGAGCCTTCTCTACTGAATCTATTTGCACATAGATTGAATCTGTATGTCCGTAAACTACTTTCATTTTAACCAATCCTTTGGTGTGTGATTATCCCTATTCTTTTTCCATTGACATATAATGAGACTACATCATTATGAATCATAATAGTAGTGACATCATCTACATATCTTTTAGCCCAACCAATGAGTTCTTGTTGAGTTTTTTTATTCATGACATTCCCACCCTAGTTGGTGCTTTTATTAGATTGATAGGATAAAAGTCACCCTTATCTCTAAGATATTCTTGTATCTCACATACTGCTCTTGCCAATTTAGCATTATCTATTTCAAATAAAATATCTAGGTCTTTCTCCAAACCCTTTATTTTATTTTGTGAATCTGCTATTTGCTTCTCTAGTCTTTGTGTTTCCTGTAGGGAAAACTTTTCTAATTTTGCTAGTCTTTTTTCTATTTCATCTATATCGTTCATATTACCACCGTCACTATTGTTATTATTGTTATTATATTTACAATGTTCACCATCATCAATATCTTGTTACTTCTTGCTATCATAGCGAGCAATTCTTCCAACAATTCATTTGTTCTGTCCATCATCATAATAGTCCTCTTCCATATCTGTTTCTGAATAATCTGGATTAAGAAATGATAGGCTTAATTTACTCGAATCTTGATTAATGCCCTGTTCTATATTGATAATAGAAGCGTTACGCTTTAGGTTATTCATCATTTGGAATATCTCTTCTACTTCTTGTAAAGTAATATCCCATGTTTCTTCTGTATCGTAGTTTACTTTTACCGTTACATATTTTGTTTTCATGTTTTCAACTCCTTTGCTTTAAATGCGGCTAATCTAATTGCTTCTCTAGCACTAGCAGTAATACTAGCGGCTAGTTTTGGATTAGCCCAACTAAATCCTGTAAATCCAATGATGCCGTAGAAAGATGCAGATAGGCGTTTTACTGCCATTTGATTATTATACCATTTCATATATTCACCATTTGGTTTTCCTCTAGCCTCTTTCATTTTGGCTTTGTATTCATTTCTTAATTCTTTAAGTTCTAATACTGCTCTAGGTAATAGGCCCAACTTATCTGTTTTGAAGTAAATCATATCTTCGCCTATAGGTTCGCTAAAATCTCTAGGCGTTAGAATATTAACGCCAAACTCCGTAGGCTCATCAGAAATAGTTTCCCAACTAATATTTCTAGCAATCATCATACTGGGATATAGACCGGCAAAATCAAAAGCGGCTACATTAAGATGTAATCCGTTTGTTCCTTCGCTAAGTGGGTCATATATCATAGCCCCTTGATATGCTTGTTTCTTTTCTTTCTTGTTTCCTGTTGGTGCTTTCCACCAAGCATTTCTCATGAAGTAAATACTACCCATGTGAGAGGCAAAGAAGCAAGCATCAAATGGTGCTTTTAGTAGTCTTTGAAGTGCTAGAATAGCCTCACTACAATAGTTTGATTCATCAATTTCTACCATTAGTTTTACATCTAAAACAGCATATTCAAGATAAGTTTCTGTATCTTCTAGCCATGCTCTACGATAAAACTCGTTTGGGTCGGGGAACTTTTCAGATACTAATTTGTTCTTACCTAATACTTCTTCAGATACATAATCTAAAGATAGCGAAGGTAATGTTCCTCTTTGTGAATCATTCCATTGTCGCTCAAAAGCCATATCAAGATTCAAAGTTATTCTTCCACCGATAGGTTGTTCTATTTGTGAAAAGCCCTTTTCATGATACATAAATTGATAGCCGTCTCTTTTAGTATTCTTTACTCCTTTAATAAAACCAATAGGCGACATAATCAATGGATTAAGCCCTACTGCACATGCTCTTTCAAGAAGTTTAGGAACATCAGCAAAGTTTCCAAACCAAGCAATCAACATATCGGGGTCTTTTACAACCATGGTTGTCATAAAGTCTTCAAGCATATGTTTTTCACTATAAAATACATTTTTGACAATATCGCCATTACTCCATTTGAGGGTTTCATTAACCAACTCTTTGCTTTCTTCGGGAAACCATACCCATTGATAGTATTGCTTATCGTAATTATCATACGCTACAATAGTGGTAATCTTACCATCATGTTCTCCACCTTGTTGCCATTCCATATCCCAATACCACTTACGCATATCATATTCAGGCATATCATGTAATTCATCTACACAGTATCTAAACTGATAAGGCACATCGGCCTCATATGTTTTAGAGAACATATCTTTGGCTTTTCTAATATCATAAGAAGTATCTACATATACTCTTTTTAGCGGAATTCCATCAATGTTTATCCAATCGCCTCTAACATAATCAAAGTCTCTTTCGATATATTTGCTAGGGCGATAAGTAGGTGGCTCTTTTTCAGATTCTTCTACATAGAAGTATGGCCTAAATTCTACTTGCTCAAACTTTCTTTCGTTGTTTTCTCTCCACGCTTTGTATATTGTTTTACCATCGTCCATTCTACTTATTATCATTGTTATTCCTCATTGGTATTCACTTATCCGTTTACTGTTGGTGCTTTCAGTAAAAGCCTATCATCGGCTACTATTAGTATTGGAAACTCATCTTTTACATAGAAGTTCAATAATTGGTGATTATCAAAGAAAGCATATAATGGCCCACTAAACTCTACCGTTGCACTTTCACCGCTATTAAACACTGGCGTAACATTCTCGCTATATTTACTAGAGGTGTTATTTCCACTAGAAAAAGTAGAAACTCCTTCATCATAGTTTAACTTGTAAATTCCAGTCTTTGCTAATTCACAAGATTTTATGGTGTTTTTGAATTGGTCTACACTAAGAGTAAATGCTCCTTCAAATGGTTTCTTGTTAAAAGAAAACATAGTTTGTGGATTAGCCTCATATGTAACATGACTTAACAGTGTCCTTACTCTACTAATTGCTTCAAACCCACTATGTATTGCTACTTTAGGGATATTAGCATCTTTATTCTCTTGAGTAACACTAACTACATCTCCTACATTTATCTTAATATCGCCAGTAAATGATTTTAGAAACGGTGTTAATTCTTTAGCATCAGCAATAAAATTACCGTCTTTTTCTCCATCTACTTCAAGTGTAATGCCTACGATAAAAGTAGCGTCACCGTTCCAAATACTTAGAGTATTATCTGTTAGTTCAGCCCAAAATAAAGAACCAATACTAGAATTAGAAAACCCATTTGTAGTCAAATGCTTTCCCTTTACTTGTATCTTATCTAGGGCATTCTGCAATTCTTTACTATCGGTTGTAAATATCAAATCAATCCCTCTCTAAGTTCCGGAACACCACTCCATTTGACTTTACCACTACCGACTTCTAGAGTTTCCCATGTTTTACCAACAAGAGAAGTGTTTGTTTTACTGCTTTCTAATGTGCATTTGTAAACAACATCTCCTTTCTTTAGAGTTCTTTTAGTGTTAATTACTTGGAAAAGATAGTCTCCCCAGTTGTGCCAATTAGGTTTAGTTCCTACAACTTCACCGCTTGCTCCATAATCAGCCTTAGCATGAGTTATGTATATTTGGTCACACTTTAGATTCTTACACATCATCAAAAGAGAATAGAAAGGAGCGTTTCTTTTACCCCATTCAAACTTCATCTTCTGTGGTTTTCCGATTTTAGAACTGCCTGTAACATGAAGTGTGCAGCAATCTAGCCACTTATCTACTCCATCAAATACAAAGAGAATATCCTCTCCTTGTTCGATTTGCTCTTTAACTGTTAAAACAAAATCTTCTGAATTTGCTTCGGACTTTTGTATATCTAATTCACCATTAGAATTTCTAACTTCAGGGTTCCAAAGAATAATTCTATCTGTCATTTCATGGTTTTGTCTCCATGTAGGCTCGCAACCATCATCCCAATCTAAAACATAAATCTGCTTATCAGGAAAATCTAAAGCAATACCGCTTTTTACAGTCTTGGGTTCTCCCCAAATACCGCAAACTAGTTTGTTATTTCTAGCCAACCTAGCCTCGGTTTGTTGCTTTAACTTATCTCTAAACGCAGTAACCCTAGCATTGTCCTGCAATTCCTTATCTACTTTCATTCCGCTTGTTATTCCCATTATTTTCACCATTCCTCTATTATTTCATCTATATCTATTTCTACTTTCTTTCCTTTAATTTTAGACCACATCTCAAGTAAGTCTTTGAGAGATTCTTCGTCTTTACAAACATATCTTGCATCCTTACTACCAATGTGTAATTTAGCCCAATATGTTCCTGCTATCTTCTCATTTTCTTTCCATGTGATAAAGTCTACATTATCTAAATCAATCATATAACTGTTTGATTTAATCAAATATCTATTTGCTTTTATATCTCCTAACATCTATCTTCAACCCACCTTACTTTCATTTCTCTCCGATATGCTGCATGAAATATATCAAAGTTATTAACACTCATTTCTTGTATTATCACACCGGCACTTGAATATATTTTTACTTCTCTCGGTGAATTATCACTTGAGGTAGTTTTCTTCCAAGAGTAGTGTTGAATATTCTTATAAAGAATAATCGCTCTATTTGTTTCTATTGCATTTGCATATATTATCATATTATTTTCTCCTTTAAAATAGGCTTTGCACCTATTCGAGCATCAATTTTTTCCACAAGTTCACACTTACACTTGCTTATGAAGGGGGGAAACTTGACAAACCCCCCCTTGGAAATTAATCAAAACCAGTCGAAGTCTTCCTCCATTGGCGGGGAAACTTCTACTGCTGAACCAGTTTTAACTGTGCATAAAAGACCGCCTACATTGATAGTAGGGTCTTCTACTCCTTCATCAGTGGTTCTTTGACTGCTTCTACCAACAACAATTACAGTAGAACCTATACCGAAGTCTAGATTAATATGTTCCGGAATCCAACAAGTTGTAATTCCGTCTCCACCATTTTCATAATCCATAGTTGAATCAATATCTGTAATATTGATAATTCTATTACCGTTTGAAGATGGGGTCATATTCATATTAGTAACCATTCCATCTGTAATGATAAACTTCTCTTTGTAAGGTAGAGCCTGTCTTTCGATGTGCGCTCTATCTAAATCAACTAGAGGAACTAATTTATCCGAGAACTTGCTCATCAAAATTTGCTCAATATCATAATTAGATGTATCACGATAAACTTCGCTTTCCGGGTCTAAATCAGTATTTAGAGTAAGACTGTTCAAAGTCAAATCCTTTGCTCCGTAGATATCTGTTCCGTTAGAACCTTCTACACATAAGAAGTGAACGAACTCAAATGTATTAGGAGTAAAGTCTACTCCCGGTTGATTTTTGTAAGAAAAGAAATAAGTCTTCATTTCTCCATTACCTAGAGAACCATAGAATATTCCTGTTCTTCTCATCAGTTCTTTTGCTAAAGGCTTACCATAATTGGCATTCTTTCCGCCATTCATGTAAGTAGCAGTATTGTCTAATGGGATATATATTCTCCCGTCTTCTAATGTTTCTGCTCCTTCCGGAAGTTCGGAGATAATCTTTTCTTCATATTTGTCGTTGTGATATCTAGAAACAGCCCACTTTTCTGTTGCTGTTCTGTTAGCCACCGCTACAATTCCTTTCTCTAAAGCACTGTCAGAATCTCTTAGGAATTCTTCTTTTGCTTGATTTCTGTTCCAACTCAATGTATCTCTAGGTGCGTCTAGTGAGATAAAGAAGCCAAATGCATTCTTGTAGTAGGAATCATTATTGTTACTTCCTTCCTTATTCGCATTATTATTTCTTCTAACATTGGCAACATAGTTTCTCCATAGCCCTTTCGCTATTGGATTATCTACGCTAATTCCGTTCTCGGCACAAATCTCCTCGAACTTAGCCATAGCCTCTTCTACGCTCATATTGATATATTGTGCGCTATTTTCTATTTCATTCTTCATATCTTCAGGTATCATATATTTTCACTCTCCTTTTTCTTTTTTCACAATAATTGACCCACCATCCATGATAGTAACAGTTTGGGGGTCATTGTATTGGAACGCCATTCACTTTCTCCTATTGTTCTTAAAAACTTAAATTTGACATTATTATCTAGCCCTTCTGCGCTGATAATAGCCTCATGTAATCCAATACAAACCTCTCTTACGGTTTGTCCTTCATACAATAAGTCGTGAATATCATTAAGCACATTGGTATCTTTATTTATTATTTGCATTATAATTTTCTTGTAATCCTCAAGAGCCACTTCCACTTGCTTCCGAAGGGTAGAGTCACTAGCCTTGGCCGCTTGAATTTCCGTGATTGCCCTACGAATATCACCGTTCATGGCATATATAAAGGGGTTCAACTCCTCTCTTGAGAACCTCGTTATGTTTTCTTGTTCAAGAATACTCTCTATAACAGTAAGCATACTTTCATTAGAAACTGGTTTAAAATGATAATTTGCACATCTGCTTTGTAGCGCAAAAATGATTTTATTCCTATCGTTACAAGTAATAATAAATCTAATATTGCTGGCATATCTTTCCATGATTCTTTTCAATGCGTTTTGTGCATCATTAGTCATTCCATCCATTTCATCTAATAGACACATTCTAAATGGAACATCACCATAAGAACTGCTTTGTGCAAAGTTCTTGATTTTAGTTCTCACAGTTTCTAGTCTTCTATCATCACTAGCATTTATTTCTATAAAATTATTAGCAAATCCATCACCCAACATAGTCTTAGCAAGAACTAAACAAGCACTTGTTTTACCATTACCGGGATTTCCGTAAATAAGAAGATTAGGCATATTTCCTTCTTCTTTCCACGAATGAGCATCCATTACAAAATGCTCTTGTCCTATGATATCTCCTAATTTACTTGGTCTGTATTTTTCTGTCCATAACATTACAAAGCCTCCAACTTAGATTCTATTTCTCTAACTAATTCATACATAATTTCACTTAGCCAACCATAAGGTTCTTGAATATTAACCTCTCCTATCATACCTAAAATATCAGTAATATAGCCTTCTGCTCTTTCAGCCCATTCAAGTAACTCTTCAAGTTGTTCGGCTTCGTATGCTTTCGATTTTAGTTCTTCGCTTTTTCTTTCTAATTCTTCACTTTTCATTTTTATTCCTCCATTAAATCAATATATTCTTGTAGCGTTTCTGCTACATCTTTCCAATATGCTACTTCTTGGTTAGCATTTTTTAGTAGGTCTATTTCCTTCTTTAGTTTGGCAACCTCTTTTTCTAAGGTTTTCATTTCGTAGTAGTATCTGTCTCTAGCACTTATAGCATCACGCCTTTCTTGGTCGGGTGATTTAGTATTGCTGAAACTTACCATTTAAATTCCTCCTATTTGGTGTTTTTTTGGATTATGTTTTCTTCTAAACTGAATAGTTTTATTATTCATTTTTCTTCTTTCTACATAATTATTATCAGTCAGCCATTTAAAGAAAGTTCTAAACTTATCTATCCCGAAAGTAGAAGAAGAATTTTTCTTTATTTCTGCCATAGTTCGCCATTCACTGTCTATCATTAGCAATACGGTTAGCCATTGTCCGGAAATCATTTCTCCCGCAGTAAATGAAATTTCAATAGACGAAAGACAGCCCCACTTTAATTTCTCTTTAGTATTCATTCTTCCTCTCTCTCCTTCAACTTGTAAAGAAAACATTTTTCTTCCGTAGAAAAACCAACTTTTTCTATTTCTTTTGATTTACCTAATACTTGCCCTAATTGTCTAACGGTAAAACTATTCATCTTTGATTCTCTTTCTTTTAGTATTCTCGCTATTTCATATGTTGAAAGCGTTTTATCGCCTAATGCTTCTATAATTCTTTTTTTGATTCTTTTCATACATAGTCCTCCAACTTTTTGATTTGTATTTTACCAGAAGCGTTAGTCTTTTTTCGCTTCTTTCTCTTTTCACCTAAGCCAAGTATTCGGCATTCAGCGTTATTTAGTTTCTTTTGAAAAGATGAAACTAAGGTCTTATCCATACAAAGTTGCCGTAACACTCTTGGATTCTTAACCCCTAAGCGTCTAGCCAATCTAGGTATTTGTGAATATTGTCTTCTTTGCGGCATGGTTAATCTGCCGTATGATTTACCACTATGAGCATAGGCTAACATCTCATAGAAATATCTTTGACTCCATCTTCGTTTTACTACGCCATCAACAAAAATTAATTTGTTAGGGTGTATGTTTTGTGCCAACCAAGATATTATTTGTGTGTCCGATGGTTTATTGAATAGTAGTAACTTAGCCATAAAGTCTCTATCTGATTCTCTAAGATATTCGTTTACAAGTGAGTATGTGTCTCTTTCATATGATGACGGTTTTTCACTATGAACCGCCATTTCTGATATTTCATTCCAAAGATGATTTACTGAACCTGCTCTTTTTATTTGGCACATAGTTTTGATTTCTTTGGGAACAGACTTTTCATTGATTGAAGTTAATACAACCTGCCCCCTGTATAATCTCAAGATAGTAAGTATTGCTTGCTTATCAGCATTATAATGCACATCTTCAATAATAATCCCATCTTCTATAGGATGAGAGAATATATCAAAGTCTACATCATCTGCATATACTATTTTAGGATTCTTAACGAAGGTCTTGGCCTTAGTTGATTTTCCTGTTCCTGTTTTTCCTGTAAGTAATATTGCTCTATTTTTATTCATTGTTGTTAATCCCATTAGATTACCCCTTTTATTTTCATTAGTATTTCCATTCCTTTCAATTCTTTATGAATTCCATTTGACATAATATGAACCGCTTGTCTGAAGTCTTTCCATTCCCCCTTTGCATCGGGAAGGTTAGGCACTAACTTAGTTACCTTATGGAGTTCTTTAATCCCACCTATTCTTAGAATGGGTTTAGGTCTTGAATTGTGTTCTCTTTGCTTATAATTAGATTTGATTTGATGCTGTTCAAGGCTTCTTTGGACTCCTAGTAAGAATTCTTCTGTGCCTCTTATGCTTAACCGAACCTTAGCATTATAGCCTAGTTTTGCTTTAGATGACCGTTCAATGTGTAAGTCCATCTTAGCAATACCCAATAGTATTCCTATCAGCATATCTTTACTATACATGCGATACGCTCCTATGGCTAGAAATATATTCTGCTTTATATCTTAAATATTCTAAACCGTCACAAACGATAGTTTTGATTATTTCTTCTATTAGCATTTCATCACCCGCAAAAACGAATGTGATTGAAGTTCCTCGATAGATATTCCAAGCAACTGCTTGTTCTTCACTTACTTCATCAAAAAATACTGCCATTTTAGTGTCATCGAAATCCGCTAACTGAACTAGCAATCCTTTGATAAGAAGGTCTACTTCATCGTGAGTAAGTTTACCATATGCCATAAAAGTGAAACTTGTAGCCACTCCATGTTGCTCAATCCATTTCTGAATATCTGCATCATGGAACATATTATCACTTCATGTATTCCTCATTAGAAGGCCAATAACCATTAGGTGCTGTATTAGTTTCTAGCCAAAAAATGTGGGCGGCACTGATAGTCTTGGTGTTCCGGTTTAAAGCGTTTTCTTCTGCATTCGCAAGGAGATTCAATAATGCTGTTTCTACCCATTCAGCGAGGAAATATCTTGCTGACCTTGAAACTCTTAAATCAATATTTTCTTTAATTAGTTTAGAAATATTAATTGTGGTCTTTGGTTTTATTTTTACTTCTTCCTTTTTAGGAGTAATTAAAATATCATTCTCAACATACGGGCATTCCTCTATAGGGATTATTTTTGGTTTACCACCTGCACCATCATTAATTACATTTCTAAGAACAGCATTTCCGTTTTCTATTCTCACACAACGATATGTTTGAGGTAGTCCTCGCTTATCTTTTATAATAGTCATTTGGCCTTGCTCTATCATTCTAATGCCTCTACATCTTCTAAAGTATTACAATCTGAAGCAAACTTATCATCTCTAATTCTATTACATCTAGGAAATCTAAGACCTATATTATTATTAGAATCTCTAGTGACTAAATCTGCACTAACTTCTAAAACAGTTCTTGGTAAAAAAGAATATGTTCCGTTATCTACATTAGAAATAATAGTTCTTAATTCTCTTGTTAATCTAAGTAAATCTTCATCACTAAATCCAGTTCCTACAGAACCAATAGAAATCCATTCTCCTTCATTTCTTACACCAACGCCAAATGTAGCAAAAACATTTGACTTAGCACCTTCACCGTATTTAGCATTAAGAATAGCAACATCTAATTCAATTCGTGGAGGCTTATATTTAGCCCATCCTGCGCTTCTTTTACCTGCTTCATAGGGTAAGGTAGTATCTTTGATAATAATGCCCTCAAAACCATCGTTAATGGCTCTATTATAGAATGCTATAACATCACCACCAATTTCCATTCTGTGTGCTTGGTCGGGTAATTTTTTCATATATTGTAATCTAGTAAGATACTCTAAATCCATAATAGTCTTATCTCCCATCTTGAGGCAATCAAATATAACCCACTTGACTTTAACCTTCTCTCTTGCTTCCGCATGGTCTTTAGAATGAACTCTTGTTCCCATTAGTTTATGTTCAGCAGGTGAACCATCATCTTTAATTGGATATATTTCACCATCAAGAATACAATCTACTTCATATTGTCTAACTGTTTCTACAACATCTTGGAACTGTGGTGTAACTACCTTACCTTTACGATTAAAGATAATCACACTATCTCCTTCTTTGTGTATCTGATAGCGATTACCGTCATACTTGTAATCTACAATTTTATTCTCCGGCCACTTATTTATAGGCACATCTTTAGCCAACATAGGAGCAACGAATGTTCCATGGGATAAAACCGTAGGTGGGTTTTCACCCATTTCATAATAGATTGCTGTTGTTTCAATATTACTCAAATTAAGGTGTTTCTTTACTTCGCTAACTTTCTTATTATAGTATTTAGCCATAATCTTGACTACTGTTCCTTTGTTAATTCCATTTCTAGGAGTTCTAAGTAAATAACGAATAAACCATCTGCGCTCTAATGCCGACATATCTCTAATAGCAAAATAAAAAGTATCATAATTATTTGAAGTGATGCTACCATAATCCATTTCCAATAGACGCTTAACATTAGCAATACTCAAAGGATTGCCTTGTGTTTCTGCTGAAGAATCTAGATAATACAATGCATCTCCTAAATCATTGTGTGCATTGTAATTACCTTCTATCTCATCTTCAAAGATATCAAACGCCTTTGCTATCCATTTCTTTGCTTTTGCTAAGGCTATATTATTGGCAATTAATTCATCCTTAGAAAGAATAGAAAGCACTAGAGGAACTTCATCAAAATTCTGTAAGTCTCTTGATATTCTTGTTATCTGCTGTGTTGGTATTAGGCCGTCCGTTGATTCTAACATTCGGCTCATCATTTTCCATGTCATCTATAATCATCTCCATATTGGTATTCACTTTAATAACCAGTTCTTTTAGAAGGCGGGATATTTCACCTTCATTTTTATCCGAGTAAGTCCACATAGCATTCGCTAAGTAAATCCATTCACTCTTCTTCATCTGTATTCCCCGCATCTACTACCTGTAAAAGTCTTAGAAAGTTAGTCATCATATGTTGAACCATTTCTGCTTCTTCCATATTTTTGTTTTCTAATAAACGATGAAATAAATGAATAAGAGTTGCTTGGGTAATAGCGGGTGCTAGTTTAGCCATTGAGCCATTAGTAAATATCTCCCAATAACAAACAAAACTCGCTCTTGCTAGATAGTTGCCTCTCGCTATGTCATTATAGCCTTGAGAAAAATGGTCATGTGCCAAAGGGTCTTTCTTCAGTTTTTTCTTTGTGGCTTTACCCCAATCATCAAATTTCTTGTCGTTTGTTGTTATCAAATATAATTTATTCATTATCCATACTCTCCTTTAATATTATTAAATGCTCCAAACTATTTTGAGCAATAGCAAAAGTTTTCTCTATATGCTCAACTTGGACTCTACAACCCTCTCCGCTATTGGGAGGCTTTTCCATGTAGGCTTCTATCAGCCTAGAAAAAGTATGCAGTAGAGAACTAGAACATTTAGCAAAACGCTCGGTAGAGCCATCTCCAAAAGAACGCTTTGGGTTTGGCTGTCTAAGTAGTTTATTTGCCTCTCTTATGCTTATACTATATTTCATTCTAATTCCCTCCTTAATATCTGTAATAGAAGTTTAGCCTCTTCTATGTTTAATCTAATTCCTTTATTTGTAGGTTTATCATCTCTAAACCAACGAATATCTAATACTTCTATATTCCAGTAAACACCTCTTTTTACTAAAACTTCCTGCGTTGCATCTCTTACAACTCTACCTACTATTGGCATTTCACTCAATTCATCCACCCCTGTTTGAATTTATCTAGTTCATTTCTAGACTTGAAATATCTAGGTGTGTCTAATTCATCTAGACGATTAACAACCCAACAAGCACCACCAAGAGAAGAAATCTGAACAACTTCATATTGTCCTCCGTTTACTTCTAAAACTTCTAGTGTATTTACTTCGGGAACCAAACCATACTGTCTAGTTATTTCTCCTGCTATATCATGTATATTATCAACTACATACTTTACAATGTGTGAGCGTTGGATTGGTATTTTGGGTGCGACATCTATCTTTAGATTACCAGTCATATTACAGACTATGCACTTATTTCCTTTACAAATAGGGCATTTAATCTGTGCTTTATGTGGCGCAGGTAATGTTACTGTTACTGCTTTCTTTTTCATTTTCTCATCACCTTTACACATTTTTCACATACACCGTATCGTCTTAGAAAGTATCCGTCTGTTGTTCTTAGTCGTCTTTTGCATCTAGAACAATCTTCAATCATATGTCGTCACTCCTTTCATATTTATATCCTAATTTTTTCATTAGTTTTGGTGATAAGAAATGTTCACGCATAGGTCTTTGTTTTCCGAAAGTAGGGTCTTGTTCCATTCTTTGAGCAACAGAAATAAAATACTCCCTTTCTTCCGGGGTTTTAGCATTTTCTAATTGCTTAGCAAGATAATGTGCTGTTGCCTCTTTTGATATTTCTGCATTAGGATAAATTTCTTGATAGTTGTAGCCAAAATCTAACTTATAGTCTTCGGGATAAACCCACAAATGAAATTGATTACAAGTATCAACTAGTTTACTCATAGGAGGATAGATTTCTACAGCAGTTCTTTCTTCACCACAAATTTCATTTTTTATCATCTGCATATCTCTCCAATCATGTGCATGATGGGTATTTTTAGTATTTCTAATACTTAACCATGTAAACTTATTGTTAGGAAACTGATGAGTGGGGTTATCAGGGTAATATACTTTAACAACATATTCATCATTACCCCAAAACTCATCATATTCTAAATTACTTATATCAGTATTAGGGAAGTTTTCTTTGGTTATTTCTAATTTAACTAACGGAGTCCAAACACTCTTTTTAGGTTTAGACCTTCTAGATTTTCTTTGTTTTCTTTTTACAACATTAAAATTCACATTTATTCCTCCTTAAAATAATGGAGCGTGGCGTTGTTGTTGGTTTTAACTGGTTTATTGGTTCTATCACTAAGATATACTTTAGAATAATTTCTACCGAGATACCAAATTATTTGGCTACTAGTCGGCATGTCATAACTGCGTGTTGGCCGTCTGTTGGCCCTTCCATTAATTTTGTTGATTCGATGCTCAACCGTTTTTAAAACAAATAAATCATCTAATATAGCCCGATAGGTTCTTGGTTTAGAAGTTATTACTATATCTATACCCTTTTTAGCCCATTCAGATATCGGTGCAGAATTAGGATTTCTAGCACTTACCATATTTATTCCTCCGCTAGCAAAGCCCATTCAATTTTATCTTTCATATTAAGACCAAATGTATTTCCATACGCTTCAAGGAAATCTACTACAGTTTCTACACAACCTATTCCTTCAACCATGTTTTCTATATCTCGCTTATCCCATTCATAAAGGTCTATAGCAACCATACACGCTAATTTTCTCATTTCTCTATATCCCATATTTATTCCTCCAATAATACTGCAACATCTGTAGTGTAGAACAATTTTGCTATTGACATAGCAGTTAAGAAACTGTTCTTAGTTACCTTAACAGGGTCAAATACTCCCGCTACTTCCAAATCCATGTAATCGCCAGTAAGAGCATTGAATCCTAAAGAACCCACTAAATCATCATCATGCCAACTACCTTCATGGTTACTATTGCTTAATAGCGTGTTATATGGAGCATAAAGGGAATGCGCTAAGAAATTGAACTTTGTTTCTATCTTATCACCTGCATGGGCTAATGAGGTTCCGCCACCCAAAACAATCCCTTCTGCTAATGCCGCTTTAGTAGCATTAAGAGCATCGTCTAATCTTTCCTTCTTTTCTCTTAGTTCTAAGGAAGAAGAAGCACCAACTTTTATTGTTGCCACGCCACCCTTTAGTCTAGATATTCTAGATTTAATACGGGCTTTGTCAAAGCCTTCCATGTCATCTAATTGACCCTTTAGAAGTTTTATTTGTTTTTCAGCATCACCGACACCGCCAACTACAATTGTTTTTTCCTTAGTTACTGTAATATTTTCACAACTACCAAAGTCACTCAATACAACATTAGTCGGGTCGTCTTTGCTTTCTTGAGTAAATAACTTACCATCTACTAATGATTGAATATCGGCTAATTCATCTAGTTGCTTATCTCCAAAATTAGGTGCAAGTATGGCACAACATTCCACCGTTTGATTCATTAGATTCATAACTAAATTGTTTAATGCTGAACCCGACATACCGCCACAGAAAATAACTAGCGGCCTACTATTAGAGGAAGCCAGTTCTAACATAGGAATCAAATCCTTAAAATTCTTAAAATGAATATTAGAAATAAAGATAAGAGGATTACTAAACACAGTTCTTCCATTAGCGGTGTTAGCCATTAAATGACTAATATAACCTTCAGTAAGTTCCATACCCTCTCTTATCACCAGTTCTGTATTATGTGATTTAGATTCTTCTACTGTAACAATACCGTCTCTACCTACTTTAGCCAAAGCATCACTAATTAGTTTACCTAGAACCCTATCGTTGTTTGCCGCTATTGTAGCGACTTCAATAATATCAGCATCTTGTATTTCTGTAGCCATTGAATCTAATTGCTCTACCACTTGATTTGTAAAATCATCAAGAAGACCCATGAATTCATGAGTGGTTAAATCTAGTTTGCTGTTGTGATTATGTATTGCATTACAAAATGCTTGTGCTAAAATACAAGCAGTGGTAGTTCCATCACCGCTTCCTTCTTGTGCTTTATGTGCTAGATTTTGAACCATCTGAATACCCATCTGAACATAAGGGTCTTCGCTACTAATATGTCTTGTAATGGTTACTCCATCGTTAATAATAACAGGAGGATTACCCTGTAGAATAACTGTTTTGGCTTGTGGGCCAAGTGTAGGGCTAACAGTATTAGCAACTAAATTAATTCCTTGTAGTAGTTTTTCTTTTACTTCTTTACCGTGTATAATCATTCTTCCACCAACCTTGTTTGGATTCCTCTCCACAAATCATATGCTTGTTTCTTTCCGGGAATTGTATTCAATAGGGTTTTTATCATCATCAGTAAAAAATCTAATTCACCAATCAAAAGCCTATCGTCCATTTCTTCTCTAAATAAATCTCCATCTTCTGTTACATCAATCATTCTTATCAAAATATCTTCGTATAATTCTATATCATTCATTCAATCACCGCCATTATCTTATCATAGGGAACAAACTTTACCCCATCATATTCTTGTATTGCTCTTTCAGTAGAAAAGATTACAACTTTACCTTCTAAGTCGGGTTCTACCAAACAAGATAAAACCCTACCTACATTGTTTTCTTTCATCATAATCTTTCCACTGCCCTGTATTTCAGGCTCTATAATTACATAATCATTCTTCGCTTTCATTTTCTTCACCATACCATTCTTCTTTGTTTACCATCTGTATTCCATCATAATCGTTACAATTAGAACATGACCAAAAACCAAAATCATCGTTTGCTTCTTCATCACAAAAAACACAAATCACGACTTTTGTTTTGTCTTTTAATTGTTCATCACCCATCCAAACAGAATCAAACTCCTGTTTTTCCTTTAACGCCTTCTCACACATTTCTAGAGCCGCATTATCAAAAGAAGTTCCATTACCTTCGGCTATTTTCTCTTTGATTCGTTTAATTGCTATTAAATAGTCCATTTTGAATACAGTTTTCTTTGGATAAGTCACTCTTCTTCACTCCCGAATCTTTGGCCCCAAGTTTGTATTCTCTCTATCTCTCCATTACGGAAAATATGCAGTTCTTTGGGCATGTCCTGTTGCCAATAACCATAATGTTCGTATTCCCAACCACCTAAAACAAAAGCCTCTTTCATTAGAGGTTGCCATTGACTTACTGTTTTAATATCTACACCACTAAAATAAGCACTACCAAATGG